AGTAGCTCCATCTTCAAGTAATTCAATCATTTGTCTATGAATTCTTGCTTGAACTTCTTGAAAATTTAATTCGTCATCAATCATTTCTAGTTGCCTCATAAACCATTAATGCATCACCTTGTGCACCTTTTAGGTTAGTTCTATGCCACGGAGCTCTATCTAATATTTGTACTCTCCAGCACTTACCCCATTTCTTAACTTTTCTAATTGTTGCTACATCTTTTTTAATAATACTATCATAAAGAGAATATCTAATCTCTCCAGTATCAAGTCGTTCTTTCATCCATTCCAAATGCATTATATCCTCCAATAGTTTTCACTATTATAATCTATTTATAGGAAAAATGCAACAAAAAAAAGGGCCTCCGAAGAGGCCCAGTTTATCAGTAGGTAGCTTCCTACGTTTTTATTATTACGATTTAAGAATGTTGTACACTCTGAAAATTCTGTAATATTGGTTTGACTTAGCATCACCCATTGAATTGGAGATTGCATTTTGTACAAATGGATTTGAGGCCATTCCATATCTGGTTTTGAAACCAATTTTTGGCTGGAATGTGTCTTCACCAACCGCACGTACCATTGTTAGTGGTACATATGGGCAGTAGAAGATACCAGCGTCATATGAATTGGAACCCTTATATCCAACTGTGACATAGTCAACTGTTGCATATGGATCGATATACACTCTTGTACGTCCGTTAAGAACACCAGCAAATGTATTACCTGTGTCGTCCACCTGTAGGTTAGTTGACAATGCAGGAGTGTAATCCAACATACCAGCAGCTGCTAGTGCAGATGCTACATCAGAAGAACAGATGATAAAGTTACCTTTACCACGTCTGGTCTCTTTTGCGATAATGTTAGCTTCACGCTCGATCTGCATGATCAGACCTTTGAACTTCTCAACTGACCAACGACCATCAGCATCAGAGTTTAAGTTAAACACACCTTTAATAGCTGTGTTGTCTTGTAGACAACCAGTCTTAGCTTGTGCGTTAATTGTTCTGATAACTTCTCGGTTGATTTCAGCAAGAATCTCTGTTGACAGAATATTTGCCAATTCTGTCTCAGCGTCAAGACCATGAATTGCTTTCAAGTCTTGAGCAAGTTCTAAGCTGTATTCTGCTTTTAGCGCACGAGACTTTGCAGTCACAGTTTGCTTCTCAATGGTGAAACCCATTGATGCGAAAGCAGTTGATCCAGAAGAACCTAGAGCTTCAGCTGAGTCTGTTGACATACCAGCACCAGCGTTTTGTGTACTGTCAGCGCCTACTCGAGAACCGTCGATAGATGGTCCTGGGAAGTTAGGTGAAGCTGCAGAGTCAAGACCTGACATACCTGATGGTCCGCCTGATCCTTGTACACCATTAGCTGCATCCTGTGAACCAGAATGTGCTGTGTTTGCTTCGTTAAACAGAGCTTCAGTAGAAGATGTTGCACCAGCACCAAAACGAGACTTCATTGCGAAGATCAAGCCTGTTGGTCCTGTCATTGGTTGAACGCCACATACGTCATAAGCCATTAGGTTTGGCATAGAACGTCTAACAAGCGAAATTAGAATTGGATCCCAAGTTCCGATAGAACCTGTATTCGCGTTAGAAGGCGCGGCTTCTGTCAAGAAACCTGAGTGTTGAGCTCGCTCTTCTCTAAGAGCTTTCTCTTGGTTTTCCAACACAGCAGCTGTAACAGCTTTCTTGTGATGGTCGTCGATTTTTCCTGCAGACTCTTCGTTTAGAACTGGAGCCCACTTCTCAATCAACTTATCATAGGATTGCGTAGTATCCATTTTGATTGACTCCCTATTTAGCAGTTTTCTTAATCGCTGAAATGTAAGATGCCATATTACCTGATACTTCGACGGTATCGTCAGATGTATCTTCATCTAGCTCTTCTGTTGTTCCAGCGGATGGATTTGATGTCTTAAAATATGACTCTTTGATGGTCTTTACCTTTTCAGCAAATTTTGTTTCATCTTCGTAGTCAACATTATCGACAAGTGATTTTAGTTTCTCCACTTGAGTTTCTGCAAGATCTTTCGACGCTTCGCGGATAATCGCATCACGCTTCATTTCTTCCAACTCCTCGGAAACTGAGATAGCTTTTCCAGTAGTTTCGTTGAGTTTTGTTTCCAACTCTTCTACTTGTGCAGCTAAATCGTCAACTAGGTCTACTTTACCTTCTGGTACTTCAACATAAGACTCTGTGAATACGTCTTTCAACTTATTCATAAAGTTTTCTGCAATCTCAGTCCTAAGACCGTTTTGGACTGCAACTTTGTTTTCTTCCATCCAGTTTTCAACTACATAGTTGAGGTAGCTATCAACTTTCTCTACAAGGTCATCTTTAGTAGTTTTGATTTCCTCTTCGAGTTCAGTTTTGTAATTTTCCTCCAACTTTTCAATCTCTGCTGCAACTTTGTTATTAACTGCTGCTTCAAAGATAGTAGCTGTTTTAGCTTTAAACTCATCACTGAGTGTAGCTTCAGACTCGACTAGTGCATTGAGATCTTCTTTGAAGTCTACTTCAACTTCAATTTTCTTCTCGTTTACCACTTCCCCATCATTTGATGCTTCTTCAGTTTCCTCATGGAATTGAGAATACATTTTAGACATTTCCTCTTTGGAAAGGCTACTCATTTTGGTAAACATAGCATTAATCATGCCAGCTTTAGTTTTTGGTTTTTCCGCTTTTTTATCACCAACACCGGTATTGTTTTTAGCAGTACCTTGGCTAGGCGGAGATGCTTGTGACACACCCTTTTTCTCTGCAGCTTTTACAGAGGCAACGGATTGTGCTTCAGCGTTTTTAGGATCGTGAGCTTCCTCGACTTTTTCGTCTTCAGTGAGCTCGATATCCTGATCAACTTGATTTTCGTCAGCCATAATCGACTCCCTAAATTAAGATTTTAATAGTGAGAGGAAATTCTTAAACTCACGTACCTGAGTCTCATAGAGACCAGTTCGTGGAGCCTTTTTAATTTCAGTCTCCATTTTTTCAATTTCCCGCGCTTCTATGATTCCATTATTCCAGACCCACTCTACACCTTCCATTATTCCATTAACAAAAGCTCCTGGAGCAGATGGATCTTGCACTATGTCAATAGTGTTAAGAAGATAGTCGTCTTTGACTACCATTGTGTCACCATTCTTCGCGAGGCTACCCATACCACGAGTTGAGACACCTAATTGTACACCACCATCAAGAAGACCTTTTACAATCTTACCATTGGGAGTATCCAATATTTGTGCTCTACCCACCACATGATTACCTTCCATTTTTAAGTCGGTAATTAGGTGGGATACCTTGTCTAAGTTTACAGTAGGACCATCTGGATGGTTTAATTCACCTACTGATCTCTTAGTTCTAACCTGTTCTGTAACGTACTTATCCACAGCTTTTTCCATTATAGCTTTTGGATATATTCTTCCGTTACGATTTTTCTTTTCTGATTCAGCAAATACACCAGCTATAAGATAATTCTTTTCACCGTTGCCCTTTGCTTCGACAAAACATTCAACATCTGATTCTGTGTATTCTGCTATAAGTTTCATTATCCTACTACTCCTGCTTTACATAATTTGACTGCAGCATTAGCAGCAAACATACATTCAGCTGCTCCTTTGCGAATCATAACAGTTTCATTAGGTGCTATTGTAGTAGAACCTAACACATCTCCTGACGGAGCAGAAACAATAGTCAATAAGTAAGCTGTTCCACCTGAGTTAACTACTCTGACTTGAGTAGCTCTGGAAACATCAACGGCAGCGCCAGTAGTTGTAGGTGCAGCTATTTCAGCACTTTGTATTTGTAGAGTTGCCATTTTTACCCCTTATATTGTTTTACAAACTCAGTTGCCATCTTCTCTGCTTCTTTTTGAGAACGATAAGCATCCAGTCTATCATTGTCGATATAGACTACAAATCGATTTCCTTCTTTGTGAATTTTAACTGGTATCCTATCTATCTTCTTATCAAAAACTTTTTGACCTGTAGGTTTTCTACCAGCTAGTTCACGTAATTGTTTAAATTCAATCATTTTCGTCTATACCTAAACTTAACTATTATTTATAAGATTTTTATTTTAGGCAGCTTCTTCCGGTTCTTCCGGCTCTTCTACTGCTATTTCTTCTTCTTCAACTTCAGCTTCTAGTTCATCAACATCTTGTTGAGACATAGTTCTTACATCTTCATCATCCATAGTTAATTGATCATCTTGATCAATCTCCTCTTGTTCAAGTTCTTCAGGTTCAATACCATTATAAATTTGAGCTGCAAGTTTTATTTTTTCTTGATCTAAAGCAGTATTCATTCTATCTTGCATAAGTTCATTAAATACATTATCTGCCTTTGCAAAATCTTTTTGACCTGCTAGATCAATTAAATCGTTAATTTCTGCCATTCTGTACTCCATTTCCATTTTGTTGTGCACCATTTGCTATTTGAGGAACATTTATTTGAGCATCTTGATCAGGTTGTACTTCCTCTTCTTCACCTTCACCATCAGATGTTTCTTGATCCATCTCTTTTTTCATATCATCAATTTCTTCGTCAGATAACATTAATACATTCTTCATCACCCACTCTTTAGAATAATATTCACCTACATATTGTTGAACCATATCCATTGTTTGTAATCGTTCTTTTAGAAGTTCTTGATCTTTTAATTCAGTAAAATGATTATCTCTAACAAAATCAACTACTATATCTTCTTTCCACGTATTCCAATCTTCTTCGGTTATAATACCTTTCAATAACAATTGTTTTTTAAGAATTTCTAAAAATACATTTGCAAATCTATTTCTTAATCTATCAACAAACTTTTGAAACTTTAATTCATCTCTTGATATCTCTGTTGATCTGCCAAGACTAAACTGTGCTTCTTGTTCTAATCTGTTTATAGGAACATTAAGCGATCTGTAGAGACGTTTTTGGAAGTATACGATATCGTCGATTTGTCCCAAGTTTTCGCCGCCTGGTAAGGTAGAGATCTCAGTTCCTCGACCACCTTCTCTCCTTGGAAGCCAAAAATCTTCAAGCATTGACATATGTTTGCGATCATCTTTTAGTTCTCCAGTTGCTGCATCATAAACAAGTTTATTTCTATACTTTGCCATAATATCTTTCATATACTGTTCAGCTTTACCTCTTGGAAGGTTACCAACATCTATATAAAACATTCTTCGTTCTGGAGCTCTTGCAAGTCTGTATATAACAAGAGAGTCTTCCATCATTCTTAATTGGTTGACAGGTTTAATTGCTTTATGTAAATAAGAAATTACTTTCTTTCTACTTTGATCTAATAGACCAGAAGTAGTATATGAAACTGCATCTGTACTTAATTTAACCCCTGATGTAGTCTGTCCTGGTTTCTCTTGATAGATATAATATTCTTTAATATTCTCAATTATATTAGCTCCAGTGACAGGATCTTTCTTTCTTTTTACTTCTTTTACTTTTCTAATCTTAGATGCATCTATAGGTCGTATTTCTACAATACCTGCTTTCAAATTTGCTTCATTAACAACTAAGTGAAAATATATTCTTCCATCAACATACCATCTTCTAAAAATATCGTGACCCAATTCGTTAAACTTTAACATAGTAACAATTAGATCAAATTCTTCTTTAATTGATTTCTTTATTGAATCAGAAACCTTAACATTATCCATTACTATATCAACAGATGATTTCATTTCACTACCTGAAATAGATTCATTAACAACATCTTCAACTGCAGCATCACATTCTGGATGCATTGCTATTCCACGATATTTTACTATAAGCTGTTGATTATCTTTAGATTCATCACCATCAAGATTTAAATACTGTCCGTAATGAGATCCAGACGCAGTAATATATCCCGCTCCGTCATCATCAACGGGCGGAACAATTGAAGGCAATTGTTTCTTTTCAGTACCTGATTTTGATCTCTTAATCTCAAAACCAAATAATTTTATCACATTATTAGATTCTTCTGCCATTATTTCCTCGGACTAAAAAAGGGGGACGAGAACAGTCCCGTCCCCTTTACTATTTAGCTGGTTGTATTAGATGTCCAATACTGGTAAGACCACTCACAAACAAACTCTTCAATTATATCATTTTGCTCGTATCCAAGCTCAATTGATGACATTGAAGTTGGGAATGCATCTATGAATCTATAGGTTTTAATAGTTGATCCGTCTTTATCCAACTGTTCTACTTTTAGATCAGCTTGATAATCAACAGGATTAACTAAACCTGTATTCAATTGATGAGCATTCATACCATTCATCCATCTTTCAATAGCGTTTCTTAAAAGAAAATCTGTATCATTAAGGATGGTTGTTGACCAAGGTTCAAATACTCTATCGCCTGCTATTTTTAACTGACGACCACGAAACGGTACTATCATTTCGGGAATATTTGAAGCTGGTAGTGAAGCAGCTCTTACAAGAAATGAACTTATTTCTGTATTACCACCTGCGTATGCTGGAAAGTTAAGTGTGACCTGAAACAGATTAGGTCTTGCACCACCTCCGGCGATTTTCGATTTAAAATCGTCTACACCTAGAATAGCCATGTCTCTATCTCCTATCTGCTATTAAACTGTGCCAGCGACTTCAGTGAAGTCTACACCGGATCTAACAGCAACAAAGTTAAGAGTTACAAAGTTAATTGATCGTGCAGGCTTGACTAAAATAGTCGCGACAAATTCGTTTCTGTCAATTACAGACGAAGTGTTATTTGTATCGTCACAAATTACACGGAAGTCTGATATACCACGTCGACCTTTAACTTCACGTAAGAATGGTTCAACAATTCCTGTAAACTCTGCTCGAGTAAATTCATCATTGAATTCAAACATTACGTTTCTAGCTGCAAGTGCAATTGCTCGTTCAATAACCAAGAACAATCTTCGAACATTGATTCTATCAAATGCAGAAGGTCTATTAAGTTTGGTTTTATCTCCAAACAATAGAAGTCCTTGACCTGGAATATTAGCAATTGGATTAACACCAGCTCGATACAAAGTATCTCTTTCACTCTTGTTGGGTGAATAAGCAATACCTGTAACACCTAGATATTGGCCACGTCTTGGACCACCTGGTGAAAACCATGCAGCAGCGTTAGCGTCAGTGGCTGCCATTATACCAGCTGTTGACGAAGCAGCAGGGATGAATATAAACTGATCGTTATACTTATCATACACCTTTAAATAGTTGTTGTCAACTACTAAGTAAGATGAATTGGTATATTGATTAGTGTTTGTAACTGTTGATGTGACAGGAGTTGAAGCGTTGACTACGTTTGCTCTTGCTGGAGAAGCAACTGCAACACAGTCTTTTCTTGTTCCTTGAGCAGTACCAACTAAATCATTAACTACTGTTATGTTATCAGTTTGGTTAGCAGTATCAGGAGTGATTAAGAAATCAACTTGAATATTGTCCTTATCTTCCAATTTATCAAATCCAGCTAGTATGTGAGATGTTCCAATACTACCATCTTGACCTGAATCAAAAGGAAAATCAACAACAGGTTGACTTCCACCCCATTGATAATCTTTACCAGCTGTTGCTACTGTTCCACCTTGATTCTCAGAAAACTTTAATGGATAACCAGCCATTCTAATATAAGAAGACTGTCTATTAATAACATCTTTAATATTATTAGTAGATCCATCTGCATTCTTAGCATCTGATGCTTGAGATACGAATGCAAAGGTTTCTAATACAGTACCTTTACTTCCAGTGAATAAACCATCACTATCAATAACAGCTACGTGAACTTCGTCGTTTAATGCACCAGCAGCTTCAGCATGAGCTGAAGTACCTGGAGGTCCATCAAAACTTAATCTATGGTCCCAAGCATTAAAAGTTGTATCACTTCCATGTTGTGGACATATTGATACTTTTAATGAGTTACCTAGTTCTCCTGCCCATTTGGATATTAGATACTGTTTTGCAGAAGCTATTGATCCAGATTGTGCATCAAAATTATCATCAGTTTTGATAGTAAATTTTGATCCACCAGGAGTATCAGTACCAGTATATCTGGCAGCTGAGTCGTGTGAAAATGCATTTACACAATTACTGTCACCAACTCGGACGTTTTGTAATGCATTTGTGTATTTTAAGAAGAATGCTGCTGAATGAAAATCAACAGACATACTTGCGCTTGGAGCACCAAACTTTTCTGCCAGATCAGCTTCATTTGAAACTAATGTGGCTTGTTCGATTGGCCCCCATCTAAACTGACCAGCGAACCCGCCTGTAGAAGAGGAGACGTTAGGGACTACACCTGACGCATCTACCTCTTTGACGGTAATTGCTGGAGATTCTGAAAATGCCATGTTTCTTTCCTCTCGAAGACTAAATTATATGCGGGTTCATAATACGGATGTTCAACTACTTCTATTTATAAAATTAAATATCGTGAGCATATTCCACTGCCCATGGGTTGTCTTCTTCTCTAACTGGGATATCATCTAATCCATCATTTGTAAATCCAAAAGGAACAACATCATCTTCGATCTCTCTCATTCTTTTTTGAAACATCATTTCTTTTAAGTTAATGTTTGTTAAGTCATTAAAATAATTACTTGTAGCAAAGTATCCAAACATAACTATATTCATCATTAGATCATCATGGTTACCATCTGATGCTTCAAACGATTGTCCTTTAGCAACAAACGTAGATATTTCCATAATAGTATTTTCATCTACAATGTGAAGTTTATTAGTTTCCAATATGTCTTTTGCAGCTGAGCATCCTAATCGTTTTACTTTACGATTCATTTCTATACCTAATGCGTTAGCTTTGATAGCTGATTCTACATGCATATTTTCATATTCAAAATCATGGTATAAACCATTACAAACAACTCCACCTTGATCATTGGATTCAATAACCACATATGCATCATTGTAGACTTTTGCATACTTATAAATAATATCGGGAAAGAGTATTGGAGAGATAATATTGTTGCGATACACAGCTACCTGTTTAAAAGGTCTTTCGCTAATATCGATCACGTTAAACGTGCTATAGTCCTGACCTCTTCCTTTTGAGACATCTACTGTCATTATGTACTGGTGATTCTTTTTAGTGTCTTTATAAATGTATAATGAATTATCCTCAAGCATTCTTTGGGGTGGTTCAGCCTTTAACGCTAATAATGTGTTAGCATTAATTAAAGTATCTCCTGTACCAAAAAAAGTATTTCCAAACTCTTGATCAAATTGCAATTGAGATGTATTCTTAATTGTTTGTTCTTTCCATTCTTCATCTCGTCCAGGAACATCCCACCAATCAACTCTAAAAGGATGGAACTCATTTACTCTTTGAACCGCACCTTCCCATATTTTATGAAAAACATTTCCTATTCCATTAGCAGTAGAAGTTATTATTACTTTGGTATCTTTACCAGATGATACAACAGGATAAGTTGATGCATAAAATTCTGCAGCACGTTCAACAAAAGCAAACTCATCAAGATACAATAAGTTAATAGATAATCCACGAATAGAAGATCCAGATGTAGCTGCTGATACTATTTTGCTATTATTAGAGAATTCTAAACTTCTTTTGTTTAGAGCTTTACATCCTGGTTGAAGAAAGAAAGGTAAATTCTCTAACATAAGAGTAATACGTGCTAACATCTCACCAGCAGTAGCGCCTTTGTTAGCTAATATAGCAACATTCTTTTCTGGATGAAATATAGCATACCACAAAAGATATGCTACAGAAGATATTGATTTACCTGATTGACGACAAGCTAATACAATACTAAATCTATTTTGTTCAAAACTTTCAAACATTTTTTTCTGATATGGATATAGTTTAAATTTAACTAATCCTTCATCAAGAGATATAATTTTACAATAGTTAGACGCAAAGTAAGAAGGATCCTTCATACATTTAGCATATTCTTGTAATTCTTGTTTTGTAAAGTTGTGGGTTACACCATCTCGTTTAACATTTATGTTACCGAGATAAGTATCATTTCGCTGGAGTGACATTCTTTAATTCTTCATCTTTATCTAACAGCATTCTTTGCAGATCACTGGTAGATCCAATAAACACATTATTATTTGTAGTACCAGCAGGCAGTGCTGGTAACTCATCTGTCTTTTTATAATCTTTTTTCTTTTTGTGGAGATCTAATAAAGAATCACTTACTTCACCAACATTCTTCATCATATTAGATAATACTTCATAAGCTCTAGGATGTTCAGTTGATCTAGCAACTTCCATCATATCCTCTAGTGCTTCTGATCCTTTTGCAAGCAAATCATGTTTCACTCTTCTAGCATATTCAAAATCATTTACCGCTGTATCTGAATCACTCATCTCATTAACAATTCCAACGTCTACGCGCTGCCTTTCCTCTTTCACCCGTCCAACCTCTTGAACGAGCACAAAAGCTCTTACGTCTTCCTGCAGCTTTACTTCCTGGTTTCAATTTACTAGGTTTAGTAGTAACAGCTGTTTGTAATTTACTTCCTGGATTACGTCTACGATATGCTGCAACACCTTTTTTAGTCATACCAGCACCTTTATCTACTGGACGCTTATGACCTGATCCTACAGACATTCCTTTCATATCATCTTCTTTTAGACTACATCCACAAACAATTGAATGACCTTCTGCATAATAATTATTCTTAGGGTTTGCATCATTAGATTCATCTGGCCACCAATCTAACTCATATTTTTTACCATCTGAAAACATTTTTTTCATACCAAGAATACGTTTTTCATATTCTTGTTTAGAGGGTGTTACTCTTCCAGCTACAGCATCTAAACAATAATTTAAAGTTGTTGCATTTGCTGTTATAGATCCACACCTTGCTCCTACTTCACCTTTCAAATAATCTACCATAATACTACCACTACTTTCAGCTAAAGCAGTAGCCATTGATTCTGGTACTTTTAAATCAATATAACAATAAATAAAATCATAGTGAGGTGCTGGGGAACCGTGTAAAATATATTCATCTTTTATCACTATTCTTTTAAAACCATCTTTAGAAAACCAACACAACTGACTATCTGTTAATTCGTCAGGTTGACCAAATGTTTTAGTAAGATGTTTAGCATATTCTACTGGTTCTTTATTGACCCAGTTTGAATAATTTTCTTTTAAGAATCTCCTAAAAGTTTTCATTTTCATGTTCTCCTACACAAACATATTGTTGATATTGTATATGGTCTGCAGTTTTATA